TAAATATAAGGATAATATCACTACTGGAATGCCTTGTGTCTTAGAATTAAAGGAAGAGGCATTAGAATATATAGAACTGATAAATTCTGAATTGATTGATTTTTCCAATAAGCATAAAAACGATGAAAGATTTGGAGCTGAGATTGGTTCTTTTGATAAGATTGTTAAATTGAGTGGATTGCTTGCGATTTTAGAGGGAAAAATCAATATTGGATACGAACATATAGAATATGCTTATTCGTTTTATAAAGAGCTTAGAAACACAAATTCAAAGCTATTTAACGTTGAACCTCAATACAAAAGAATTTATTCAATAATTAAAAACGAACCAAGTAGAGTAACTAAAAGTGAAATCCTTGAAAGAGATATTTTTAATAGAATGACTTTCAATGAGGATTTATTGTTGGTTTCAGAGCAATGCTACAGAAATAATGAGAGGTTAATTATTTCTGGTTCTAAAATTAAATTTTATGAAATTAAAGATTTAGAAAGAACCAACCTCAATAAGATTATTTGTTCAGTTCCTAGAGTGGATAAGAAAGAAAAAAGTGTTGATTATGATAGTTATCAGTTAGCGTTGTTTGGTTCTGAAATGAGTATAGAGAAACTGGTATTGAGTGATAAGGTAAGTAATTTTTGTTTAACTCATTTTGAGAAAGGTAAAAGAAAAAAAGAGAATTGTATTGAGAAAATAAATGCAATTGGATTAGATATAGATAACGGTTCGTTAGAAGCTGTTATAGAGCTTTTAGAGGATGTAGGTATAGTTTATCTCATTTACACTACAAAGAGCCATAGAATCGAAAAGAATGGCTTTGTGAGTGATAGATTCAGAGTGATTATTCCGTTTAAGAATATCATCAATATAGAACCAGATAGATACAGTAAACTAGTTGAAAATATAGCATCATCTTTGGATATTGATGTCATTGATGAAAATGCTCTTGATATGAGTAGATTGTGGTTTACTAATAGCAGTGGTTCTATTTGTAAGAATGAAGATGGAATCTTGTTTGATGCTATTCCATTCTTACCAGACACAGAAACAAATGAAAAGATAGATAAGACATTCGTTGGTTCTGTAGATGATGAAGAGATTGAACGTAGAATTAAAGGTATGATGATGTGGACAATTGCCAATACGAGTGAAGGCAATAGAAATATGTCATTGTTAAAATTGGGATTGTTTGTATTGGATCTTACAGGTGATAAGGATCTAGCTAAAGCAATGGTTTTAAGAACCAATGATATGATAGATTCTATTCCTGAAAAAGAGATTAAACAAACAATCTTTAGAACTATAGATAGAAAATAAAAGGAGAAAATATGGGAATGTTAGTTAGTTTGGTAGGATTTTCTGGAAGTGGAAAATCTAGAAGTATTAAAGGTTTATTGAAAGAAGATGGTAGATTAAGAGATGATGCTATTGTTATCAGAGCTTTAGCAAAGCCATTTCCATTTAAAAATAAAATGAAACCTTGGGATAAAAATAAGAACCAAGGAGATTATATTATTTTAGATAATGGTAGCATTGTTGCTAAAGCTATGAAAAAATTTGTTGATGAAGGTAAAAAAATAATTGTTGTTGATGATTCAACTTTTATAATGACTAAATATTTTATGGATACAGCTAAGGATAAGGGATTTGAGAAATTTACTGATTTAGCTAAGCAATATTATGAAATATTAAAGATAGGTGAAAGCCTTCCTGAGGATGTCAGAGTATATATTATAAATCATCTGGAAGAAAGTAACTTAGGTAGATTGAATTTTAAATCTATTGGTAAATTAATATCTGAAAAAGTAGATATTCCAGCTATGATGACAGTTGTGCTACAGACTGAAAAGAATGAAGATGGTTATTGGTTCTTAACTAATAAAAGAAATGATATTGATGTTGCTAAGTCTCCAGAAGAGATGTTTGATCTTTTGGTTGAAAATGATTTAGGAATTGTTGATAATGCAATTTGTGAATATTATGGAATAGGAGGATAAATGGAGTAAAAGTAGATGTATTAAATAGATTGGAAAGAAATGAGCTTAAAGAGCGATTTAAGACACTCAAAGAAAATGAGATAGTTTTATGCTCTTTAGGTGAGTTTAGACTTGTATATGCGTTTATTGGTCCTAATATAGCTTATAAGTTATTTGGAGAACCAAGGAAGTATGAAGATGCATTAAATGCGTTTTATGAAATATCAAAAATAAAAGGAAATTAAAAATGAGTTGGTTAACAGTAAATGAAGAAGAATTAAATGAGGAATTAAATAAAGTTTATGAACCTATTGAACCTGGCGTATATAATGTGGTTTTAAGTGATGTTTATATTGATGAAACAAGTGGTGGAACGCAATATATCAATATTGATGGTTTAACTAAAGATGATAGAAAAATCATTTTAAGTGGTTGGGATGTTAACAGAATGATAAAAAGTAAAACTGGTGAAGTGAAAAGTAGCAAGGGTAATTTTTATAATGGAATTATTATTTTAGGAAAAATGGTTAAATGTATTGGAAAAGAAATTAGTGATCTAAAACCAACAGATGAACCAAGAGAGATATGGAATGAAAGCAAAAATGTGAAAGTTCTGAGTGAGTTCATTGGTAAAGAAATTGAAATTGGTGTTAGAAAGAAAAAATATTGGAACCAATCTGGTGAAGAGAAATCCAAATTGGATTTAGTTGATGTAGTTTGTTCAAAAGATACTGAAGCAATTGAAAAATTGAAAAAGAGAATTGAGAAAAAACCATTAGTTGAGGATACAAGCAATAAACCAAGTGTTGGTTCTTCTGTAGATACAAACGATACAGACGTTCCATTTTAATGGAATCCCCTCTGGGGGTCTTTTCTAATGATGAATGTTTATTCGTCAGTATAAAGGAGCAAATATGAAAGTAGCAATGTGGATTGAAGAAACGGTTGTTAACCAATATACTATTAAAGTTAATGGTAATAAGTTAAGAGACAGAGGGTTTGGTTCTTTTGAGGAATATATGAAGAAGTATGGGAATGATGTTTGGGAAGCAAGTGAAGAAGATGACGTTATTGAAAAAATCATTTTCAATGAAACTATTGATTATATTAATAGTTGTAATGAAGATGTAGAATTTGAAATATTATAATTTAAGGAGAAGATATGGGTAAATATATAGAGTTTTGTAATAGTGTAAAAGATGAGATGTATGATATAGCGTTATGTGAAATTGATTGTATGAATGAAGAGGAAGCTAGATATTATTTAATGAATGATGCAGTTCCAGCTACAGGTGCTGTAAGTGAATTGATTTATTATTCACAAACAGAACCAATAGCGAGAGAATATCATTCTGAAATAGTTGAAATGATGAGAGATGTTTATGGAGATTGTATTCCATACCAAGCTATAAAAACAGGAAATGATATGGCTTGGTTTGCGTGGGAGTACTTAGTGTTAGGGAACGAATATAATATAAATGAAATTATTGAATTAGCAAAAGATAAAGAGATAATTGAATTTGAAGATGAGGAGGATGAAGATGAGTGAAATAGTTAAAGTGTGTGAAGAGAGTGAATTTTGGGGGGCTAAAAAAACGATATGTCATTATGAACTTGAGGAATTAAGTTCTGATGATTTATTTATTCAAATTGCAGATGCTATAAATGAAGGTCTTGATTATATTCCTGAGGAGTTTGAATATACACATATTGAATGTTTAGATGCTGAATGTTGGGACACTGAAGAGATTGTATTTAGTGTTAGAGTTAAAGATTATCTAAGTGATTCTGATATTGAAGAGTTAGAAAATATGATAAAGGATGAAGAATGAGAAGATTCGATATGAGGGAAAAATTAGAAGGTAACAAATTTATGGAAATAGAAATAAAATATGATGAAGGTAGTGAGTATATGAATACTAGAAGAGGATATTATATATTTTTTACACATATCGTAGTAGAGGATGGATTTAAAAGATTCATCCCTATGGATGGTGTTAATTTTAAAATGTGTGTAAAAGAAGTTAAAAGATTTGGTAAAAAACAAATGAAAAATATAGTTGATTTTATGTTATTGCATAAAGATAAATTTTTTAATTTGTATAAAGTTCAAGATAGAGAGTTGATTGTAAAATTATTAAAGGAGATAAAATGAGTATAGAAAATAAACTTATAAATGCTACTAATTATGGTGGCAATGTTGAAAAGAACCAAAAAAGCATTAGTGCTAGTCAATTTAAAGATGATTTGTTAAGAATCTATTATAGATATAAAATTGGAGTTAAACCAAATGATAAATTTGATCAAGCAACCATTGGTTCTTTAATGCATATAGCCATACAAGGCATTTTAAGCGATTATGAAAACGAAAAACAACTTGAGGTAAAAATGGATAATGGATGGTCATTAACTGGCTCTATAGACCTCTTATCGTTAGATAAGAAAGAAATCATTGATATTAAAGTTACTAAGCAATATACGGTTGACCAGGTAAAAAAAGATTTAGATCATCAATATATTTGGCAAGTATCAGTTTATAGATATTTAGTTTATAAATTGTTTGGTGTTGAATGTGATACCAAGTTGATGTTTATATTAAAGGATGGAGGATTTGATTTTAGAACTAATAAGAGAAAGCCTTCATTTGTATTGTTAGATGTAGAACCAAAGGGGTATGATGAAGTTGAAGCTGAATTTGAAAATATTGTGTCTATGTTAGAAGATTGTTTGAGTTTAGATTTGGTTCCTGATAAATGTGAGGATTTATGGTGGAGAAAAACTAAAAACAATTCTATTCCTGTTAAATGTCAAGAATATTGTTCATATAATAAGGATTGTAAATATTATAATCCACATCCATTAAATGCACCAAATTTATAAAATAAGGAGAAATAAAAGTGAAAGTAGATATTAGAGAAATAGTAGAGATTAAAGATTTAGATAGAGCAAAAGAGATAGCAGGATCAATTAGAAATCCTGAATGGATTATCCAAAATGATTTAGTAGTTGATGAACAATATATAAGCTTCTGGAATAAAGGAGGTTTATATTGTTATTGGTATGGTGGTAAAAATAGTGAATTAATGGAGGTAGCATATGCAATGGGAATATAATGGAAAAGTATATGATGAGGTATTAGCCCATTATTATGGTTTTGTTTATAGATTGACTTTTGAAGATGTGGATGGAAATAAATTTTACTATATTGGTAAAAAGAATTTTTACAAATATATTGAAAAAGATTTATTGAAAAGCGGTGAAAAGAGAAATGGTCATATCAAATTTGTTAAACATAGAAAAGATCATAAGTTGGTTACCAGAGAGTTGATTGTTCAGGAAACTGATTGGAGAACATACACTGGTTCTATAAAAGAGCTACCAGACGGTCTCTCGTTGGTTCATAAGGAGATTTTATTGTTTGCAAGAACCAAAAGAGAATTAACTTATTTAGAGGCTAAATATCAGTTTGTATGGGATGTATTGGAAAGAAAAGAGTATTTAAATGAAAATATTATGGGTAAATTTTTTAAAGGAAATATAGTATGAAAGAATTAGATAAAATAATTGGATGTGTTAGAAATGCTGAAATAGATGCACAAGAAGTAGTTGTTGATGTAAATGATTTAAAATTATTGGTTGATGAAATCATTATTTTAAAGAGACATATTAGTAGATTAAAACTAAGTTTAGAGGAGGAAAGAAAATGTAAGAAAATAATTTATAAATTGGAGGACTTTGAAAATGGCAGAAGTATCTTACAATGACCTTTATGGTCTTGATATTGATGCATATTGTATAGCTCATAATACCTCGATAGAGAGGCTTATAGACAAAACTAGAACGGATATAGAGTTATTAGGTAAAAGAATCAGAGAGCTTGTTAATGATGATGTAACAAGTCAATTATTGGAACAGGTGTTGGTTCTCAAGAAGAAAAAAGAAAATCATTTAGATAGATTAAAAAAATGGAAAAAAGGACTTAAAAAATGAAAATTACATTATCAGAAAAAGAATTAACAGCAATAGTTAAAAAATCACTTATGGAATCAGTTAAAGTAGCAGATGGTATTGATTTTGATATTAAATTTAAAGTAAAAAGAAAACCTACTGAATTTTTAGCTGAAGTAGAATTTGTAAAAGGAGAAGAAAAATGAA